CACAATTCAAAGAATGTGGGAGAAAGATTCGAAAATAGATATGGACAATCTCCATACAGAATCAACAAATATTCCCACGCTTCATGCAAAATACTTTGAACTTTATAATACAATCATTCTCCTAAAAAAGAAAGCAGAACAGCAGAAAAGAAATATTAGGCACGAAAGATATGAGTACTATTCTGGAAAAGCAGATCCTGATGTCTACATAGAGGATCCATTTCCTAAAAAAATCCGTGACAAGGATACGATGCAAAAATATCTTGATGCAGATGAAAAGTTATCTACAGTTAATTTGAAACTCGATTACTATGAAACTATGCTTGTTTATCTAGAAAGTATTCTAAAAGTGATTCAAAACAGAACATATCAAATTAAAAATGCAATTGAGTTTATGAGATTTAGTGCTGGACTAGGGTAAATAAATACTTTTAGATGAATGGATTCATGTGATTGACACTACAGCAAATCTTGTAATATCAAAATCCAACGAAGTATTTTTAAAGATTAATACAGAACCTCATATTGAATACGAACTTAGAGATCATTTCAAGTTTGAGGTTCCAAATGCAAAGTTCATGCCTCAGTATAGGGGTAAGAACTGGAATGGAGAAATACATTTATATGACATGAGGTCTAAGCAGATTTATGTTGGCCTCTTAGATAAGATTGTATCTTTTTGCAAGCAATATGGATACACTTATAAGTTTGAAAATAATAAGTTTTATGGCACACCATATGAAGAGAATGATAGAATTTCATATGAAGGTGTGAAAGATTATATGAACTCTATTTGTACTCACTCTCCCAGAAAATATCAAATTGAGGGAGTATATGATGCATTAAAGCATAATAGAAAACTATTGATAAGTCCCACTGCATCAGGCAAATCACTGATGATTTATTCCCTAGTAAGATACTATGTGGATAGAGGGCAAAAAATTCTTCTAGTTGTTCCAACGACATCTCTTGTAGAGCAAATGTATAAGGATTTTCTTGACTATGGTTGGGATGCAGATTCATATTGTCACAGGATTTATTCAGGAAGAGAGAAGACAAATGATGCTCCGGTTACAATTACAACATGGCAATCTGTTTATAAGTTGGAGAGATCTTTCTTCGAAGATTATGGTGTAATTATAGGTGATGAAGCACATTTATTCAAGAGTAAGTCATTAGTTCAGATTATGACTAAGTTACATCATGCAAAATATCGATTTGGATTTACTGGAACTCTTGACGGAACCCAAACACATAAATGGGTTTTGGAAGGTTTATTTGGACCATCATACAAAGTGACTAGAACTGATGAATTGATGAAGCAAGGACATTTGTCTCAACTTGATATTCAATGTATAGTTCTGAAGCATAGTCCTCAAAACTTTGAAAAATATGAAGATGAGATTCAATACTTAATCGGGCATGATCAAAGAAATAAATTCATAACAAATCTTGCATTAGACATCAAAGGTAACACTTTGGTTTTGTTCAGTAGGGTAGAATCTCATGGACAGATATTATATGACAGAATAAATAATAACAAACAAGAAGATCAAAAGGTTTTCTTTGTTCATGGTGGTGTTGATACTGAAGAAAGAGAATTAGTCAGAGAAATTACAGAAAGAGAAAACAATGCAATTATTGTTGCTTCTTATGGCACTTTTAGTACTGGTATCAATATTAAAAATTTGCACAATGTAATTTTTGCATCACCAAGTAAATCAAGAGTTAGGAATTTACAATCAATTGGAAGAATTCTAAGAAAAGGAAAGAATAAAACAAAAGCCGTACTTTATGATATTTCTGATGATTGTACATTTAAATCAAGAAAAAATTATACATTAAATCATTTTATAGAAAGAATTAAGATATACAATGAAGAAAATTTTAATTATGAAATAGTTACAGTTAAAATAAAATAAAAAAATGATGGAAGAAGATTTTTATTCAACAATAAAATTCAAAAATGGAGAAGAGATTTTCTGTAAAGTATCAGTAGCCGAAGAAACTTCAGACAGAACTCTTCTATTAATATCTAATGCAATTATTGTTGAAGAAATAAAAAAGCAAAATGAAGTTGTTGGTTACAAATTAGAACCCTGGTTAAAAACAACAACGGAAGATTTATTTATTGTCAATTGTGATGATGTATTAACAATGTCAGAATCTTCTGATGTTGAAATGATTATGATGCATCAAGATTTTATCAATCAATTAAGATCTAATGGAAATAATGAATCAGAAATAGATCGTAAAATGGGATATATATCCTCTGTTAATGAAGCAAAGATATTACTAGAAAAGATATTTAAAGAGAGCTAATTAAGTAGCTAAGATTTATTCATCAACCCTAACAAAGGTATTCTACAGACAATTTGTCATCTTGTCAACTATATGGATAAATGTTATAATATCTACATAGTAATGATGAAAACTTATGATAACCACAAACGTCATGACCAAAAGAAAAAGGTCAGAGCACTATGTAAATAACAAAGAGTTTCTTGCTGCTCTAATTAAATATCGTGAGGATATTGAGATCACCTTCATTCAAAAGTACGGTAGAGAGATTGCGGATGAAGATAGAAAGACAACATGGGACACAAAACCACCTATTCCTCGCTATATTGGTGAGTGTTTCCTGAAGATTGCCAATCATCTTTCATTCAAACCAAACTTCGTTAATTATATGTTCAAGGAAGATATGATTAGTGATGGTATTGAAAACTGTGTGCAGTATATTCACAATTTCAATCCAGAAAAGTCTCAAAATCCTTTTGCATACTTTACTCAAATCATTCACTATGCTTTTCTACGTAGGATTCAAAGAGAGAAGCGTCAGCTAGAAATCAAGAATAAGATTATTGAACGCTCTGGATACTCTGAAGTATTTGATGAGAATAAGCTTGACGGAGACAACTATTCCGATTACAATAGTATTAAGGATGCAGTTCACTCTAAACTTCGTTATTGATTATGCGTATAGCAATCATAACTGACCAACACTTTGGAGCAAGAAAGAACTCCAAACTCTTTCATGATTATTTTCTAAAGTTCTATGATGAAGTGTTTTTCCCGACGCTGGAACAGTACGGGATTACCACAATCGTAGATATGGGAGATACTTTTGATAGTCGTAAAGGTATTGATTTCTCTGCTCTTGCTTGGGCAAAAAATAATTACTATGATCGTCTTCAAGAAATGGGTGTAGAAGTACATACCATTGTTGGAAATCATACAACATATTACAAGAATACAAATAATGTAAACTCTGTAGATTTGTTGTTGAGAGAGTATGATAATGTAAAAGTATATTCCGAAGCAACAGAAGTTAAACTTGACAATCTAAAAACACTTTTTATTCCTTGGATTAACTCAGAAAATGAAGAAAATACTTTCAAACTTATTAAAGGCACATCTTGCAAGTGTGCGATGGGGCACCTTGAGCTCGCAGGATTTAGAGTTAACTCTCAAATCGTCATGGATCATGGTTTGGAGAGCAAACTATTTGAGAAGTTCAGTCATGTCTTCTCGGGACACTATCACACTAGATCGACTAATGGAACAGTCCACTATCTAGGAAATCCATATGAACTTTATTGGACAGATTTAAAAGATGATCGTGGGTTTCATATTTTTGATACCAAAACATTAGAGCATATTCCTATCAATAATCCTTTCAGAATGTTTTATAACATTTATTATGAGGATACTCCATACCAAACATTTGATACCACTGAGTATGAGAGTAAAATTGTAAAGGTAATTGTAAGAAAGAAGAGTGATACTAAAAAATTTGAAAAGTTTGTAGATAAACTCTATAAGTCAAATGTTGCAGAACTCAAGATTGTTGAAAATTTTCAATTAGAATCTAATGAAGATTTTGAAGTTCTTGAATCTGAAGATACTCTTTCTATCCTTGATAGATATATTAATGAGGCTGAAATAGGTCTCGATAAACAAGTCATACAGACTATGATAAAGGAAATCTATCAAGAAGCTTGCGAAATGGTTTAAAATGTTTATTCTAACTATTGATGGAAAGGAAAAGGAAGGTGCTTATTCTGTAAAAAACGAAAATGGTGAAAGAATATTGTATCTATTTTCTGCCGAAGATGATGCATTACGATATGCAATGATGTTGGAGGAAAGTGGATTTCCCGAAATGCATATTATAGAAATTGAAGACTCGGTTATTATAAAAACTTGCAAAATTCAAGATTGTAAGTATACTATTATAACACCAGATGATATTGTGATCCCACCAGATATGGAATATGATTTTATTTAAAAATGTTCGTTGGAAAAACTTTCTGTCAACAGGAAATCAATTTACAGAAGTTTGCTTTACTGAGAATTCAAATAATCTGATTATTGGCACAAATGGTGCTGGAAAAAGTACTGTTCTTGATGCACTTACATTCTCTCTTTTTGGAAAGCCTTTTAGAAAAATTAATAAACCACAACTTATCAATACTATAAATGAAAAGGATTGTCTTGTTGAGATTGAATTTTCTATAGGAAAAACTCAATGGAAAATTTTGAGAGGAATTAAACCAAATGTTTTTGAGATTTATAGGGATAATAAACTTTTAGATCAAAAGTCGGCAGCTTTAGACCAACAAAAGTGGTTAGAGCAGAATGTAAT